GAAACGATCACTGCTGCAAACCCGGTCGAAGAATACCGCCTCTCCCTCCGCAACGTGCCGGTCTACGGACTGCGCCGGGCCTACGTGAAGCTGAAGCGGGGCGAATACGAGAACATCAACAAGGCTTTCATCCCCCTTCCGGCGGAGCTTGCGGCCATGTCCAATGCCGAATGCCGTCTCATCCGCGAGGACCGCATTCGCAAGCAGGAAACGCTGAGGGCAATCGAGGACTCGGTCAGCCGAACGGTGCCCAGCTCTGATGGGTTCATGGACCTGCGCGTCACCCATCGTGAGCGCGCAATCGAGTTGGCGGAGAAGGGCTTCGTCAGGGTTGCCGAAGGTGTCGACCATCTCGAATTCGCCCAGCTCGCCAAGTCTCGGGAACTGCCGGCGGGCTCCGTCCACTTGTGGGCGATCGACGAGATCTGGTCGCCGATCGCGGTCCGCGTCAACCGCAGCAGGATCCAGACCAAGCGTACCGCCAAGCCAGAACCAATATCGCCGGAGCGCGCCGACGAGCTCGCCCGCATGCTCGAGCTACCCGATGCCCGTGAGGTAACCTCCGAGCAGATGGCGTACCGCGGCAGGGCCAAGGCCGAGATCGAAGCGGCCGAGCCGGTCGAAGAGGAGCGCGCGGCATGACCATCCAGCACCGCACCGTCGACATCGAAGCAGCGGCGAAGCTCTGGAGAGATGACCTCTCCGCCTCCCAGATTGCCAAGCGCTTTGGCGTCAGCCGAAACGTCATTGTCGGACTGGCCTACCGCAACCGCGGTCTGTTCCCGTGGCGCGGTGATGCTGGGAAGAAGAGCGCACCCGGCCCAGCGAAGACGGCGCGGCCTCGCAAGCAGGCGCCGGAACTGAAGCGGGAACCGGAGATCCCAGCGACCGCCTATGACGCCGAGCGTCTCACACACGCAAAGCTCCTCCACCAACTTTCGGCCGGCGAATGCTGCTGGCCCCTGAACACCGGCGGCCCGTACCTGTTCTGCGCGGCGGAAACAACCGGCCGCTACTGCCGAAACCACCAATCCAGAGCCTATCGCCAACGGGGTACTTCATGACCGTCCACCAAACACAATTCGAGCGCCAGGCGCACCACTACGCCGCCGTCAGAGCGCGGCTTATGGGCGAGCCGAAGCGCGTCATGCTCCGCGTGGAGACGGCGCATGTCGACCCTGCGCCGGTCAAAACCGTGCGGCTGAAGGCAACCACTCGCGACCAGCAGAACGAGTTCATCAAGCACCGCTGCCAACAGTTGAAGGTTTGCCGCAAGACCATCACGGCGGAGCGGCTGTCGCCCCGCGTCAAAACCATCCGCGACCAGATCCTGATGGAGGTCAAAGAGCGCTGGCCGAATGCGCACGCGAGACGCCTTGGCGAGCTGTTTAACCGGAAGGCGAATTCCATTCGCGATGTCCTGGCGTCGTTGAAGCCCAAATCGCCAGCCCGGCCCATTACGCCTGAGGCGGTCGAAACAATGCGCCGGCTTCGGTCGGAAGGAATGAATTTCGCGAAGATTGGCGAGGCCGTGGGCATCACGCCCAACGCGGTCCGATACCACCTGCACAAGAGGGGCGAAGCATGAGCAACAAGTCATACATCACCGTTTTCGGCAAATGGACAGTTCGCGGATGGAGAGCGGAATTGGCCTTTGCGTTGTTCGCCAACGCACTTCTGCTCGTCGGCATAGTGATCGGATATGTTCTGTGGGGTGCGGCATGAGCAGATGGTATGCAATTCGGACGGCCCCGGGCTATCAGCGCATGGCGGCCATCGACGAGCGCCTCCCGGAAAGCCGGCGCATGGAATCCATCATCGAGCGGAACTGCCGCAAGGACGGCTTCGACATCTTCATGCCGTCGTTCTATAGGGAGTTGAAGCACCACCGGACGAACGAGATCATCCAGAAGCGTTTCCCGTTCCTGGTCGGCTATGCCTTCGTGAACCTGCCGAGGCTGAACTTCGAGGAGGTCAGGAGCGTCGAGGGTGTCGTGTGCTTCCTTCGAGGCGCGAACTATGGGCCGCTGGAATTCCCGGATTCGACCATCGAGGCCCTGTACTTCGCAGAGCACGAACGCCGGCAGGCCTTCCTCTACGAGCAGCACTGCCGGAAGGAGAACGAGCGCCACGAACAAATCCAGCACCTGCGCGGTCAGCTCCGCAAGATCCTGCCAAAGGGCCGGAAAGCGCGCGTCTCCATGGTCGATCAGGCGGAGCGGGCTATAGATTCTCTAAGTCCTCAGATCAAAGAGCGGGTACAGAAAATTATCAGTGAATTGAATGCGCTCACTGGTGACGCGGAGGTTGAAAATCTCCGCCAAGCTGTATAGATTTGCTGCAGTGATTTGCGGTTGTTCAGTTGCGGACCTCACAGAGGGAATACTCGCCGGACCGCTGCCGAAACCATCACATTCGGCGCATAGAAGAAATGCGCCCAAAATCCTGAAATTTGAAATTGCCCGGTAGTGCTGCTGGAAAATGCAGATAGACCCCGACTGGGCAAGCGCGACCACCCGATAACTGCCGTCTATGCGGTAGGGTGGTCGCCTCAAGCTCGGCTCAAATCCACCAATCTCGCAACACGTCGATGATGAGAATGATCATCGCAGTCGGGATATTTAGCGAGAAGCTGCGGTACTGAATGCGGATAAACATAGGTTTCCTTTCGTTGTTCACGGGAAGCCCTGATTGGGTATTCCGTATAGGAAGCCTGTTCCGCAGATGGTTGTCGCCACCACTCGCGTTTGTCTTTTTTGTCGGCGTAGAGCAGCCCGGTAGCTCGCCAGCCTCATAAGCTGGAGGTCGCAGGTTCGAATCCTGTCGCCGCAACCAATCTTTCGTGCCGCCGTGAAAACGGATGGCCGCCTCAAGCTGGCGATATCGGGTCGCCAGGCGGTCACAGTTCGGGAAGAGGTGACATCTATCCGCCCATGCTACGGCATGGCTTCCCGAGTAGATCAGGACGGCGCAGCGCAGGGCGGTCGCGAACTGGCAAACAGTGAGACACCACTAGCGTAAAGGCTCCGTTCCCGGCCCGTCCTGGCATTCCCATCCCGTCTCTGTTCGCAGGGGCGGGTTTTCGCTTGAGGAGACCGCCCATGCATTACCGCTTTGTGGAGGTGGACGGCGGAGAAGACGACCTCGATCGTGTCGCCAACGAGTGGCGCGCCAAGGGCTACCAGCTATTCCAGGCCGTCTACAAGACCACCTACCGTTGGGTGCTGGTCTTCGAACTCCGGGATATCGGTCTGTGAGGCCACAACCGCCAACCTCAATGTTCGAAGATTTCAGCGGCTGCGCCTTCGCGGCGGCACCTGAACTCGAAGCCTGGGCCCGAGACACCTTCATCGATCCGGACAGCGACATGTTCAACCCGGATCACGCTCACCTCATCCCGGCATCAATCGGCATGCTCTGGACCACGGTCGAGAACAGCAAGAAGGGGCGCACCGTCATCGGCCAGGCCGAGATGGGGCAGCCTGCCGGCATGATGGGGAAGTGGGCGAGAGCGCGAGCAGAGGCGCAGGTCCTCGGATGGTTCGGGTCGGTCCCTGATTTCATCATCACGATCGATGCCAACTTCTGGATGTCTGCAAGCGACGCTCAGGCCTGCGCCCTCATGGAGCATGAGCTATCCCACTGTGCGCAGGAGCTCGACGACTTCGGCGCCCCGAAGTTCCGCAAGAGCACCGGTCTCCCGGTCTACACGCTGCGTTCCCATGACGTGGAAGCATTCATCGGCGTGGCTGCTCGGTACGGTGCAGTAGAAGCAGGCGTGAAGGAACTCGTAGAGGCTTTGTCCCGTCCGCCTTTGATGACCGCCGACCTAATTGGCTGCGCATGCGGGACCTGCCAGGCTCGCGCCGCCTGATCCTGATGGTGTCCTGAGAAAACCATGGCCAAGGCAAAACTCACTCACGAGCAGCAGACCTTTGTTGTCCAGTCGCTGGCCTGTTTCGACAGCCCGTCTGTCGTGGCCGCTGCACTCAAGAAGGATTTCTCGGTCGTTCTCACGCCACAAGCGATCGAGGCATATGATCCGAACAAGAAGGCCGGCGCCCGCCTCGCAGAGAAGTGGCGCCTGCTGTTCGAGGAGACCCGCAAGACCTTCCTCGAGGATACGGCGACCATCGCCATCAGCCATCGTGCGGTTCGGCTGCGCGCTCTCCAGCGCATGGCAGACAAGGCAGAGAACCAGGGCAACATGGTGCTGGCGGCATCGCTGATGAAGCAGGCCGCCGAGGAAGTGGGCAATGCCTACACCAACCGGCGCGAGCTAACGGGAAAGGATGGGAAGGACCTGCCGGTACCCGTATCGCCGGTCACGATCTTCCAGTTACCCGACAATGGCAGGAGCTGAGCAAGGGCAGGGCGCCCAGACGATCATCCGGCCGCAGCCGGGCCCGCAGACAGCATTCCTCGCCTCGCCGGCAGATATCGCCATCTATGGCGGCTCCGCAGGCGGCGGCAAGACATGGGCGCTCCTCATGGAGCCGCTGCGCCATATCGCCAACCCGCAGTTCGGCGCCGTCTTCTTCCGCCGGTCCACCGTCCAGGTCCGAAACGAGGGTGGTCTCTGGGATGAGAGCGAGAAGCTCTATCCGGCCATTGGGGCATCGCCCAAGGAGCATGTGCTGCAATGGAGCTTTCCATCGGGAGCTTCGGTATCGTTTGCTCACCTCGAGCATGACAAGACCGTCCTGAACTGGCAGGGCTCCCAGATCCCGCTCATCTGCTTCGACGAGCTGACGCATTTCAGCGCGAAGCAGTTCTGGTACATGGTTTCGCGCAACCGCTCCATGAGCGGCGTGCGGCCCTACATCCGCGCAACCTGCAACCCTGATGCAGATAGCTGGGTTGCCGAGTTCATCAGTTGGTGGATTGACCAGAATACCGGATTGCCTATCCCAGAGCGGGCGGGCGTCCTTCGCTGGTTCGTCCGCATCGGTGATGCGATCATCTGGGCCGACAGCCCGCAGGACTTGGCGCATTACACGGCGCCGAACGAAGACGGCATAGAAGCGCCGATCCCGCCGAAGTCGGTTACGTTCGTTCCGGCGAAGCTCAGCGACAACCGCGCGCTGATGGCGGCGGATCCGAGCTATCTCGCAAGCCTCATGGCGTTGCCCACGGTAGAACGGGAGCGGCTCCTTGGCGGTAACTGGAAGATCCGGCCCGCCGCTGGGCTCATGTTTCGGCGTGCTTGGTGCGAGGTCGTCTCTACTGTGCCGGCCGGCGTTGTCCGATGGATGCGCGGCTGGGACATCGCCGCCACGCCAAAGACGGAAAGCAACGATCCAGACGCCACGGCAGGCACGAAGATCGGAAAGCTATCGGACGGGCGATACATCGTCGCGCATCACACGTCGGACTTCTTGTCCCCTTCAGGCGTGGAAAGGCTGATCAAGAACACGGCATCCAGCGACGGCGAAGATGTTCATATCTCGCTGCCCCAGGACCCCGGGCAGGCTGGCAAGTCTCAGGTAGCGAGCATGACCAAGATGCTCGCAGGTTATCCAGTTAGGGCAACGCCCGAATCTGGCGATAAAGTTACTCGCTTTAGCCCGTTCTCTGCGCAGGCCGAGGCGGGCAATGTCTTGGTCCTCAAGGGGCCGTGGAACGAAGCATGGTTCTCCTCTCTGGAGGGCTTCCCCGAAGCAACCCACGATGACGACGCGGATAGCACCAGCAGAGCCTTCAACGCACTGCTGAACGAGCCTGTCCAAGCGGCCATGTTCCTATCGAAGAGGCATCGATGAACAAGTTGCGACTGGTGGTGAACAATGCTGTTCGCCGGCTCGATGCGATGTTCCCGGGCTACTTCGCCTCGGCAAAGCACAATCACTACAAGGATTTCGGCTATCCGGAAACGCTGAGTTTTCAGCAGCTCTATGGGATGTACACCCGCAACGGCATCGCTCAGGCGGGGGTCAACAAGACGGTGCTGAAGACATGGCAGGACAATCCGTTCCTACTCGAAAAGGAACGGGACGGGTCCGAGGCCGGTCAATCGGACGAGACGACGCTTGAAAAGCAGATCCGCCAACGCTTCGACGATCTTCGGCTTTGGCCGAAGCTCTCGGAAGCGGATGGTATGTCCCTGGTCGGCGCCTATTCCGGCGTCATCCTCAGGTTTGCAGACAGCAAACTCTTCGAGGAGCCGGTTGATCGTGTCCCTGGTGGTCTCGACGGTCTCGTCGAGATCATCCCAGCCTGGGAGGGGCAGCTTACCGTCTCTCAGTGGGACACCGACGAGCGCTCCGAGAGCTACGGCCAGCCGAAGATGTTCCAGTTCAACGAATCGGCCGTCGACAGCAAGCAGCAGCCGCGGTCCTTCGTGGTGCATCCGGACCGCGTCATCATCTGGTCGAAGAATGGCACGGTCCACGGCAAGTCCATCCTTGAGCCGGGTTACAACGACCTGCTGACCCTTGAGAAGGTGAGCGGCGCCGGCGGCGAGGGCTTCTGGAAGAATGCCAAGTCCGCACCGGTGCTCGAAGTCGACCCGGAAGCGAAGCTGACCGAGATGGCCCGCATGATGGGCGTGCCGCTCGAAGAGCTCGTCGACAAGATGAACGACCAGGTCGAGGACTGGCAGAAGGGCTTTGACAAGCTGCTCATGGTGCAGGGGATGGAGGCGAAGACGCTGGGCATCACCCTGCCTTCGCCCGAGCATTTCTTCGCCATCGCGCTGCAGTCGTTCGCAGCCTCGATCAACATGCCCGTCAAGATCCTCGTCGGCATGCAGACCGGCGAGCGGGCCAGCAAGGAAGACGCGGACGAATGGGCGCTGACGAACATGTCGCGCCGCAACAACTACGTCATCCCGAACATCCGGACCTTGGTGCAGCGCCTGGAACGCGTCGGCATTCTGCCCGAACGTGACTGGTTCGTCGACTGGACCGATCTGACCGAAAGCTCGATGTCGGAGAAGATCGAGCGCGCCAGCAAGATGGCCGACACCAACCAGAAAATGGGCGGTGACGTATACGTCTTCACTGATGACGAGATCCGCGCTGTCGTCGGCTATGAGCCGCTGAAGGATTCCGAGAAGTACCGCAACGAGCCCACCGACGAAGAGACGGAGGGCGCTCTCGGAACGAAACCAAAGGACATCGAACAATGAAGCACGTCCGCGTGAACGTTCGTTCCGTCGCGAACACGAAGGCTGTCCGGAAGGAAAAGCGCAACGGCCGTGACGTCGTCATCGTGCCCAGCGCCACGCTCCCCGACAACATCATCATGAACGGGATCATGTATCCCGCCGACGAGATCGAGAAGAGCTACGTCAGCTTGAACCGGACGCCGGCGCCGCTGGGCCATCCGACCATCAACGGCAAGTTCGTTTCCGCCCTCGATCCGGAGGGCATCAACCTCGGTTATATCGGCGCCTGGAATGAAAACGTGCGCCGGGAGAACGGCCGCGTCTTCCTCGACAAGGTCATCGACGTCGAGGTCGCCAATCGTTCGCCGGGCGGCAAGGAAGTTCTCGCCGCTATCGAGAAGGGCGAGCCGGTTCATACCTCCACCGGTCTGCTCGCCAACCTTGAGGCCGTGTCCAACGCCTCCGACCACAAGCACATCGCTCGCAACATCCAGTTCGATCACGACGCCATTCTCTTGAATGAGAGCGGCGCGGCCACCCCTGAGCAGGGCGTCGGCATGCTGGTCAACGCCAATGGCGAGCAGGAAGAAATCGAGGTCATCAACTCCTCCCTCACAGAGGAAGCTGACCGCGAGATCGACTGGGCGGGCACCCGCCTGGTCGAGGCTCTCAGGCGCCGGGAGAACATCGGCATCTGGGACAAAGTGAAAGCCGCGATCATGGAAGCCGTAGGCTCCGGGCGGGTTCCCTCAACCAATCGAAAGGAAGACGACATGCCTGTCTCTGACGAGCAGTTCAAATCGCTTTCCGATGAGGTCAAGACCCTCTCGGAAAGCATGGCCAAGATCGGTGACACGATCGGCGCCGCCGTCGCCAACGCGGTCAAGCCGCTGGTCGACGCACAGAATGAGATGGTCGCCAACCAGAAGGCCAAGGAAGAAGCCGAAAAGGCTGATCTGGTCGTGAAGGTCGTCAAGGCGAACGTCCTCAGCGAATCCGCCGCCAAGGAACTGACGCTGAACGCGCTCAAGGAGCTGGCTTCCAAGGCTGAACCCGGCAAGGCCGCAGCGCTGAATGGCGCCTTCAAGCCGGCCGGCGACAAGCCGTCCTACAAGCTGCCGGAGGGTGAATAATCATGGCCCGCTATAACAAGATCTTCGCCGGCCCGGTAACGGAACGGCTGCCGCAGGTGCAGGAAGCGCTCGCAGCGGCCGCCACCCTCCCGGGCCTCGCCGTCGTCTTCAATGGCAGCGGCCACTTCGCCATCGCCGGCGCCTCCACCGTCGAGAAGGTCTTCATTGCGCAGGATAACTACCTGCAGATGAAGGGTGTCGACGAAGCCTGGGCCTCCGGCGATACCATGATCGGTATGGAAATGCTGGACGAGCAGTTCTTCAATGTCCGCGTTCCGACCGGCAACAACATCGCCAAGGGCGCCCGTCTCACGACGAACGCCACCGGTCGCTTTGTGCCCGTCGCCGCCGGCAACCGCGTCATCGCGATCGCGGAAGAGGCTTACAACAACACCACCGGATCGGATCAGCTTGTTCGCGTGCGCGCGGCCAAGGGCCATCTGGCAGCCGCTTAAGGAGCGATCGAACAATGCGCTACTTCTCCTCCCAGCTCGTCGCCAACTCCCGAATCCATGCGGGTTGGTGGGACGAGGTACAGGCGAACCGCGAATGGTTCCACCAGACGGAAACCGCGCTGGCGACCGTTCAGAACGCGGCCGCCATCCTGCCGCGCGACGCGTGGCTCGACCTCGACGGCATCACCCGTCGCGTCATGCGCTCGGACGAAGGTCAGGTCTACATGGCCGACCTGATGCCGCTCGCGAAGGCGGTCAACATCGGCAAGCTCGTCCACCTGAACCGCGTTTCTTCGGATGCCGGTTCGGTGGTCCGCTCGATGTCCGGCCAGGTGCCCGTGCCGATGGATAAGGTCGTCTACGACTACCGCGGCTCTCCGGTCCCGATCTTCTCCACGGCTTATGGCCGGGAATGGAGGGAATGGAACACGCTGCAGTCGGAGAACTTCGACGCACTGTCCGATGATCAGGAGGCGCATACCGCCAAGATCCGTCGCGACATGGCGCTCTATGCCCTCGACGGCGACGCCACCATCAAGGTCGGCGGCTATACCGCCTACGGCATCCGCACGTCGCCCCTGGCGAAGGCGATCAACCTCGGCGCTGCTGCCGGCGGTGCGAACATCGATCTGACATCGCCGGCGACGACCTCCGACGCGATCGACACGTTCTTCAGCCAGACGCTCGGCGCTATGCTCGATGACAACCTGATCACGGGCAAGGTCAACGTCTACGTCTCGCCCGAGATCGGCCGCAACCTGGACCGCTCCTATTCCGGCTCTGCCGGCTTCAAGGGCGGTACGCTGTTGCAGTACCTGCTGACGAACCGCCGCATCAACAAGATCGCGGTGACCTATGAGCTGTCCGGGAACGAATTCTTCGGCTTCGTGCCGAGCTCCGAATTCATCCGCCCGCTCGTAGGCATGGCCGTCAACACGACGGCGATGACCCGCCAGAACCCGACCGACAACTATCAGTTCTTGGTAATGGGCGCGATGGGCATCGAGATCCGGGCCGACTACAACGGCAAGACCGGCGTCTTCTACTCCACCGACATCGACTAAGGCTGGGCCTCGCCTTCGGGCGGGGCTTTCCCTTCTGAAACCAAGGAGATACGCCGATGAGCGTACGTGTGAAGATCACCCAGCCGGGCATCTATGCCAGCACCGGCAAAGAGATCGCGGTCGGTACCGAACTGACCCTGAAGAAAGAGCCGAAGGCATGGGCCGGCCGGTATGAGGTGATTTCGTCCGGTGGCGAGGACAAGGAAGCGGTGACCGGTGAAGGCTATGCCGTCAACCAGAAGGGCGTTGGCTGGTTCTTCGTCAGCAAGGACGGCGTTCCGGTCACCAAGTCGCTCCGCAAGGACGACCTGGAAGGGTTCGCCGACATGTCCGATGAGGACAAGGCCGCCTTCGTCGAACTGCACAAGGCAGAGGCCTAATCCATGGCAGGCTACGGTGATGACGGCACGTTTCAGACGTGGCTGACAGAGAACGGNCCTGCCGTGCTCCGCAATCGTGGGAGCCAGTACATCGACGCGGTGTACGGCTCCCGTTTCGTCGGCAGCGTTGCAGACGCGTTGCAGGAGCGTTCCTGGCCGCGAGAAGGCGCTATCGTGAACGGCAAGCTGATCCCGTCCGACGTCGTCCCGACAGCCGTCATTCACGCATCGTTCTATGCTGCCTACCAGGAAGCGACGAAACCCGGCAGCCTTTCGGCGATCGGATCCGGCGCTACCCGCGTGAAGCCGAAGAAGGTAGGACAGCTCGAGGTCGAGTATCAGAGCACGTCCAGCGAGAGCGAGACGGGCGCCGATCTCACACCCATCATTTCAGTAGTAGACGGCATGCTCGCGCCATTCCTGCGCGACGACAGCCTTGTCTGCCTCGGTATTCTCTCGGTTGGCTGCTGATGCCTACGTTCGACTATGCCGAGATGCAGGCGACTGCGCACGAGCTCATCGAGGAGTTCGGGCAAACGGGTGTCGTCACTCGACTTGAGCCGCCAGATCCGGTCTATGGTGGCGATCCTGTCCCGACGCCTTACCCGGCCACGCTGGTGCCGATGGCCTACGAGGCCCGCTACGTCGACGGAACGGTGATCCAGACCGGCGACATGCAGATTTACATCTCGGCGGTGGGTCTCTCGATCGAGCCTACCGTCGGCGACATCGTCACGGCCAATGGCGCCGATTACGCCATTATCAACGACGACCCGAACAAATACGACGGCATCACGCCGGTCGTTTTCATCGTCCAGGGAAGGATTGCATCATGAAAATCCGCTTCGTGAAGAACTACAAGGGCCGCGGCGTCGGCGATACGGCTGACATGCCGGAGACGGAGGCGCGGGCTCTGATCGGCATCGGCCTTGCCGAGGAAATGCCGGCAGAGAAGGCCGCCATCAAGGGCGAGAAGGCTGCCGCAGCTAAGTAATGGCATCCCTTCGCCAGCAGCTCGACGCACTCATCGAGGAGCTTTCCCCTGCAATGGAGAAGGCCTTCCGCGAGGCGATCGAGGACATCAAATCCGAGATCGTGTTGAAGGAGGTCGTCGAGCGGCTGGAACGCCGAGACGTAGAGGGCGCCATTGCGGCGCTTCACATCGATCCGGCAGCCTTCCGGCCGCTCTCCGAAGCGATCCGGACTGCATTCAATTCCGGTGGCCTCCTGGTCGTCAAGAACATGCCGCGCCTGTCGGACCCGGCGGGCGGCCGTGTCGTCTTCAGGTGGGACGTGCAGAACCAGCGTGCCGAGCAGATCATCCGCGAAGCTTCGTCGACGATGATCACGCACGTCACCGAAGACACGAAGCAGATGGCCCGGGAGCGTATCGAAGCAGGCTACGCCAAGGGGCAGGGGCCGAACGCGATTGCGCTCGACATCGCCGGCCGCGTGAACCGGGTCACCGGCCGCCGTGAGGGCGGATTGCTCGGCATGACGTCGCTGCTTGCCCGCACCGTCGAGAACGCGCGTACGGCGCTCCTCTCAGGCGATGTAGAGGGCATGAAGCACTATCTGACGCTGACGCGCCGGGATAAGCGCTTCGATCGGCAGATTGTCAAGGCTATACGCGAGGGCAAGCCTCTTCCGGCCGACGCCGTGCAGAAGATCACCGGCCGCCTGGCGGACCGTTACGTCCAACTCCGGGCCCAGACCATCGCCCGGACGGAAACGCAATCATCGGTGCATGCGGCCAAGCACGAAGCCTATCAGCAGGGACTGGACCGCGCTGGCCGCGATGCGAGCATGGTCACCCGCCGGTGGCGTGCGGTCGGCGACGGCCGTGTTCGCCACACGCACCAGGTCCTGAATGCCGAAGAGGTGACAGGCATGGACCTGCCGTTTCAGTCGCCATCGGGCGCTATGATGCGCTTCCCAGGCGATACCAGCCTCGGCGCCGGAGCTGCCGAGGTCATAGGTTGCCGCTGTCATGTCGAATATAACTTCGACTTCGCCGAGGAATACGCGAGATCGCGAGGCCGCTGATGGCAGAGAACAACCTGAGCTTCGCCGCACAGGTGTCGGAATGGGTGCAGGCGGAGAAGGAACGGGAGGCGGCCGTCCTGCGCACCGCGGCGCAGATGGTCGCGAATAACGTTCGGAGATCGGTTGCGGAGGGTGGCCGGATCCCGGTCGACACCGGAAACCTGAAGAACTCGCTTATGGCATCGACTTCCACAATGCCGCGTGTCGATGAGGGCGAGAGGGAATATCCAGATCAGAGCGGAGAGATCGAGCTCATCATCTCGAACCTAGATGTCGGCGAGACGCTCTATCTCGGATTTCAGGCGGCCTACGGCCCTCGCATGAATTACGGGTTTGTCGGGCAGGACAGCCTCGGGCGCGTCTACAATCAACAGGGATTCGGCTTTGTCGATGCCGAGGCTCAGACCTGGCCGCAGACGGTCAAGGAAGCTGAGGCGAAGGTTCGCGGTCGCTTTGAAGCGGGTCCGTCCCCTCGGACATAATGATCAGGGCCCTCTGAAGGACATCGAGATCACGGATAGCGGCGGAAAGAACCTGCCGGCCATTCTCGGTCCGCACTGTCTTGTTCAGCAGTAGCGATTGCGCCTCGTGCAGGAGGTCATGCACCTCGGTATCTGAGAGCGCTTTGTTTTCGGCCATAGGCCTAGAGGTAGCAGATGGCTGACACGATTGAAAAGGACATTTTCCAGGGCATCATGCTCCGGATGATGGCATTGCCCCTTCCTGCCGGGATGACGCTCGCCGGCAATGTCGCTCTACCAGGTGTGACGTTTTCGCCGACCCCTACGACGAAATACGTCAGCTTCGAAATCCACTTCAACCGCTCAATCAGAACTGACTTGTCGCTCCAGATTGACCCCATCAGGCAAGGGTTCATTCGCGGAAACGTGAACTGGCCGAAGGGTGGAGCGCAGGTCGATGCTGTCGAGCTTGCTGGCGTCGTTTGCAACCACTTCAAAGCAGGCACGAATTTCTATCAGGACGGCACACAGATACGGTTCGATGAAGATCCGGAAATGAGCCTCCTAATCATCGGTAGCACTCATGTCACCGTGCCCGTTACGGCGCGTTGGCTTTGCTACCCGCACGTTCCGGCCTGATTGGCCCTGCCGCTCCGCGCCTTCGGCAAGCGCAATCAGACAGAAAGGATTGAGCTATGGCTCAGCTGTACCCAGTCGCGGGCGCGAAGATCTATATCGGGCCGGCGGTGAATAACGTTCCGGATGACGCGGACATCAACGAAGCACTCTTCTCGTCGGTCACCTTCACCGAAATCAAAGGTTGGCAGACGATGGGCGCGATCGGCGACGCCGCGGCGCTCATCACCGAATCCGTCATTTCGTCCGGCCGCGACCTGAAGGCGAAGGGAACGCGCAACGCCGGCTCGATGCAGAACAACTTCATCATCCTTCCGGATGACGTCGGGCAGATCGCGCTTATCGAAGCCGAGGCAACGCCCTACAACTATCCGTTCAAGCTGTTGTTCAACGACGCGCCGCCAGCAAAAACGTCGACCGTCACGATCACAGTCGCGACCCCTGGCGTGATCTCTTGGAATGCTCATGGCCTTGCCGCCGGCACTCCGGTCAAGTTCTCGACGACTGGCGCGCTGCCGACGGGCCTCACGGCAGGCACCACCTATTACGTCGTCAGTCCGTCTGCGAACGACTTTCAGGTCGCGGCAACTCCGGGCGGCGCAGCGATTGCCACCAGCGGCACGCAGTCGGGCACCCATACCGCGACGACCGCGCCGACGGGAACGACGAAGTATTTCTACGGCATCGTCATGACCGCCCAGGAGAACGGCGGCGGCGCCAACACGGCTCGCCTGCTGCAGGGCAATGTCGAAATCAACAGCGCTGTTCTGACAGTTGCTCCTGCAGGTGGTGCGTAATGGCCGAAGAGTTTGTCGACCTTTCCGGTCTCGAAGCCCTCGTCCAGTCTCAGGAGGAGGGTATCGAGATCGATATCCTCAATGAGCAGGACAAGCCGATCGGCCTCAAGATCCGCGTAGTCGGTCCGGATAGCGACCGGATGCAAAAGGCAATGCGCGATGTCGCCGCCGACTTTGCCAAGGCGGCAGCCGAGCGCGAAAGCCTCGGCGAAGCGCCTGCCTACGACAGCGATGCTCGCTTGGTCGCCATTCTGGCGAAGGCGACCGTCAGCTGGTCACCGAATCCAAAGATCGGCGGCAGTGTTGTGCCCTTCTCGGAGGAGAATGTCCGAAACCTCTACACCAAGTTCCGGATCATCCGTGAGCAGGTAGAGGTTCGCGCGGTTCGCCGCGGCTCTTTTACCAAAAGCTGATCGATCGGCTCTGCAAGCTCATCGTCGATCAGCACGAAGGTAAGAAGCTCGCTATCCCCGCCGCTGGCCAGCAAGTCTGGTGGTGGTTCCGAGAGTTGGACAGCCAGCGCACCGGGAACGGCTACGGGCCCAACGCTCTCGGGTTTCAGGCAATTGGAGAGTGGGCGAGGCTTCGCGGCCTCGTCCTCAAGCAGTGGCAGCTCGATGCCATCCTGGCAATGGACCTGAAGCGCCGCGAGATCATGGCGCCGAAGGATGAGCCAGAGCCCGAAAAGCCGAAAGTCTCAGAGCGTCCGCTCTCCGCGCGCCTCTTCGATGCGCTCTTCCCAAGCAAGAAGTGATAGCCGATGTCTGAAGCGACCCTTGGTTTCAAGATCGATAGTTCGCCGGCCGTCAAAGGCGCGGCTGACCTCGATCATCTGACGGCAGCCGCTGGTCGCACTCAGCAGGCTGTTGGGAAGCTCGAGAATGAGGTCGAGCAGCTTGGCGGCGCCCTTGGGAAAGCCGGCCAGGGCGCTGGTAGGCTCAAGCCTCCGATCGATGATCTCGGCCGCTCGTTCGGAGCGCAGGACGAGCATGTGCGCGCCTTCCGGATGGAAGTCGAGCGGCTCACGCTGAAGTATCAGCCGCTGGCAAAAGCCACGCGTGATTACGAGGCGTCGATTGGCGAGATCCAGCGGGCGCACAAGCTCGGCGCCATCACGGCGCAGGAGATGACGCAGGCGCTCGATCGTGAGCGGCAGGNCCGCCGGCGCTGCCGTGAAGGCTGCGAACACGAACCGACCGGGCGGGCAGGGCTTTAACTCTGCCAATGCTGCGTTCCAGTTCCAGGACATCGCCGTAACGGCGGCCATGGGCATGAACCCGCTCATGATCGGCCTGCAGCAGGGCACGCAGCTTGCGTCCGTTCTCGGGTCCATGGAGCGGCCGGTCTCCGGTCTGGCATCGGCCTTCGCGTCGCTCATCAGCCCTGTTTCGCTGATCACGATTGGCTTGACCGCCGGTACCGCCGCGCTCGTCCAGTATTTCATGACAGCCGAAAGCGGGACCGACAAGACGAGCAAGCTTTTCGAAGAGCAGAACGACCTGATCCGGCGCGCTGCCGCTCTCTGGGGCGACGCTGCGCCGCAACTGAAGGCCTACGTCGACGAGCTCGACCGCGCCGACAAGATCACTCAGGGTCGGGAAGCCGGTGAAATTCTGGCTGGCCGGGAGCTAGAGGGCCTCGGCGAGGAGTTGCAGGGTGTCAACCGGCAGTTCTCCGAGGCGGTCCGCGGCCTCCGCAGCATCGATGCGGATCCGGCTTTCATCCGCGATTTCTCGCAAGCCTTCGGGGATCTCCGCGAGCGCCTCGACGAGGGTACCGCATCGATAGCGGACATCAACAACGCCCAGCGCTTCTTGTCTGAAGCGGTGGATCGGTATGGCATTAAGTCCGTTCTCGGGTTCCGGGACGCCTTCGACCTCATTACCAAATCAATACGAGACAGCATCGAGGCTTCACGCGAAGCGCGCGCTGCTTGGATTGCGGGCATCGCTGGGGCCGACAACGTTCAGGACATCATTTCCGGATCGTTCTTCACCGAAAATGGTAGGACGATGCGCACCGCTGACTTCATGCCGCGCAGCCCCGGTGTTCCGACGAGCCGACCGAACATCGAGTTGAGCGGTGATCCGGACGCCAAGACCATCCTCAACTCCGATGGCCGGCTGACGGCCGTCCCGGTGCCAGGCCAGAAGCCGAATTTCTTCGAGCTCGAAACGCAGAAGGAGAAGGTCGACGACGTCACCAAGGCTTATCGGCAGGCTGCCGAGGCGAAGGCTGACTTCTGGCTCGACATTTCGTTTCAGGAGCGCCAGGCCGAGCGCAGCGCCATCGATCGGCAGGTAGCGACCACGCTCACCCGCTACGGCTTCAACGAGGACCTGAATTCGCCTGAGGCCAACGCAATCCGCCAGGGCCTGCGCCGGGATGAAGCGAAGGACGCCTTCAAGGGCTTCTTCGACGGCATTCACCAGGAGGCATGGGCGAACGGCGGCAAGATCGGCGATGCAATCGTCAAGTCGGCTTTGAGTGCTGCGCAGAAGGCCAGCGAAAAGGCTTGGGACGCCATCTTTGATCAACTGGCTACCGCTGCGGCCAATTGGCTGACTGGCGGAAGCGGCAAGTCTTCCGGAGCCGGAGGAGTCGTAAGCAACCTGCTTGGTGGAGCCGCCAACGACAACGCCTCCTTTGCTGCGCCAGTCGGCGCCGTGGCGCGTTCACCGCTCGGTCCGGTTTCGGGGTCCGGTGCGGAACTGGCATGGAACTTCTGGAAGTCGAAGGGTCTCGCCGATCATCAGGTTGCCGGCATCCTCGGCAACATCAAGGCCGAAAGCGCATTCAACCCGGCTGCGATTGGTGATGCAGGCGCTGCGCGTGGGCTCTATCAGTGGAACGACCGCAGCCCTTCCATGCTCGCGGCCGTCGGAAAGGACTGGCGCAACAATCCGCTGGCGCAGCACGAATTCGCCTATAGCGAATTGATGGGTCCGGAGAGCCGCGCGTGGCAGGCACTCACGAGCGCCAAGGATGTTCGCGGCGCGACCGCGGCGTTCGCCGGCTTCGAGCGCCCGTCCGGCTTCTCGTGGGGCAATCCCGAAGGAGCTCACAACTTCGCCGGCCGGCTCGACGGCGCAGAAGCGGCGTTGGCGAAGTTCGGCGGGACGGCGCAGCAGGCTACCCAAGGTCTCGGCCAGTTCGGAAACGGTCTCAGCCAGGTAGGTTCCTCGCTCGCCACAGGCGGGGCAGGAGGCGGCTCCGGATGGCTTTCGTTCCTGTCCGGAACGATCTTCTCCGGGTCAGGCCAGTTGGCGAGAAGCGGCGGCATCGGCCTCTTCGCCGACGGGACGAGCTATGCGCCGGGTGGCCTGTCGGTTGTTGGAGAGCGCGGTCCGGAGTTGGTCAATCTCCCTCGGGGATCGCAGGTATTCGACACGAACAGGAGCGCCCGAATGATGGGCGGCAACGGTAATAACAGCAACGCTCCGGCGAACCTCAACGTCAACGTGATCGGTGCCAACGGCGATGAGCACGTCCGCGCCCTTGTGCGGCAAGGCGTGGGGCAGGCGCTTTCTCAGTATAACGAGCAGCAGCGCCGCGTCGGTTTCGGCGAAACGCAGAAGCGATTTGTAGCGCAGAAAGGCTGATGGATGGCAGTCTACATCAATCAGCCGACTGTGCCGATCATGTATCTACGGCCGACCCGGGCGAGTTTCGACAATCCCGGGTCGGCGATCGACGGCGGCGTCAATGGTATCGGGGAGTCGATTAGCATCGAGACCAGCGGCGGCGGTATCGTCACTGCCGTCTATGAGCGCTGCGTCCTGCAGGCTGAAGACACAGAGCGGCACGAGGTCATCAACTGGCTCGGGGCACGTGGGAACGGCGGCTATCGCTTCTTCAACGTCCCCATCATCAATGACGGCATCGGACCGTTTCCGGTCATCGACGGCAAGAAGCGCCCGAGCATCAAGGGCATTCCGCATTCCGACGGCTCGTTCTTCTCGGACGGTTCCGGCTACAGCCAGGCGACGGTCTACGGCGAGGTGACGGAAGCGGCCGGCCTCGGAGCCGGGATCCTGAAAATGCGCGTCTACGGCGCCGCACGGCCGCTGCGTTGGTCGGATTGGTTCTCGATCTATCACCCGACCAAAGGTTGGCGTGCCTATCGATATTGGGAGGTCATCTCTAAGACGAACGAGACCAATCCCGTCTACACGCTTGCCATCGCGCCTCCGTTGCGCGAGGCGGTGACGGCCGGAACGCGTGTCGAACTCGCGCGGCCGATGTGCGTGATGCGTTTCCCCAGGGGTTATACTTTGCCGTGGGATTTCGAAGGTTGGTACCAGTCGAGACCCACGTTGAGATTTACAGAAGCCTTCTAACTATGTGAGCCATGACCATCGCGCCCCAGTCTGGATATTCGTGATTGTCTGTCGTGCAACACCATACTCTCGGGCTAGCTCAAGTTGGGTCTTCACGCCCTTCAGGCTTCGGATTCTTCGAACCTGATCCCCAGTCAATCTAACGGTAGGGCAACGTTCTCCGCGATGATGTGTGCCGTGGATCAGTTTGTCGCCCATATTATCAGCTCTCGTCTTCCAAGAGAGGTGAGCCGGGTTGACACAGGCGCGGTTACCGCATCCGTGCGCGGCATCATAGTCTGGTTCCGGAGAAGGACCGTTCACAAACTCGCAGATGTAGCGATGCGCTCTGTCCTGTTCCCTGTCGACGGTGATGGCGCCATATTCGCGTTCTGCGATGGTCCCAAAAGGCCATAGAAGGCATTCGGAGCCTTCATATTTGATCGCCACATCGTGGATAAATCGCATCGCTTCACCGTGAGGCGCAGCGCCAGCCATAGGATCGCCGTGGCGCTTCAAGCGCTTGTAATGTGATGTGCAATAGCCGCCGGCATATCTCTTCTTGTCGCACCCCTCTATCGCGCAGGATGGGAACTTACCGGCCATGAAGGGTCGACCGGCTTGCGGGTCACCATATCGACGCCACCGATGATAGTGCCCTGCGCACCATCCACGGTGAAACGTCTTCTTGTCGCAATCGGGAATAGAGCATACACGAGGGTTAGCCATTCTGACCTCCAGCAAGGTTGGCTTGGTTAGAGCGCGTCGTGGGCGGCAACCCCGCGGCGCGTTCGCTATTTGTACACGGTGCAAGCGGCTCCCTCAACACCAATTGGAAATTGAGAGGTGCCGATGGAGTTCGTCCCAACTAACATCGTCGAGGAGATGCGCGGCAGCCATCAGCTCGGCATCTTCCTCAGGGTCGACACGGATCCTGCTTTGCATCTCTGGTTCGGGATCAACGACATTCCGGCCAATTTCGACAGCATCGACCCGACAGGAACGGTCTATCTGGGCGGGGGCCGTCTTATCGGCGTGCCGACGCTCGAGGTGCTGGTCAATGGTACCGCGGATAGCGTCGAGTTCACCCTTTCCGGGCTCGACCCCACGACATCGGCAAAGATGCTCGACAGCCTGCCGCCAGTGCGCGGCTCGGCAGTGCAGATGGGGCTGACGACGCTCGATCGGTACTTCCAGCCGATGAGCAGCATCATTCCGATCTGGACCGGGACCGCCTCTCACACCGGGGAGGTGAGCCCGCCGGTCGAGGAAGGTGATAGCCCGAGCATTACGCTTTCGCTCGCCGTTGTGACCGGCGAGGCAACCCGGTCCCGGGGCGCGCGCTCGGTATGGTCATCTCCTCATCAGAAGGCGATCTCGCCGACAGACAAGTTCTGCGACGGCGTCAGCCGGCTCGCCAGGGGCGTTCAGCCAGTCTGGCCGAATTTCTAAGGACTGCCATGACCTTGCAAGAATTTCTTGCCCTGCCACACCAGTTCAGGTGGGGCGGGGTTGCCGGCGATGATTGCACGACCTTCTGCGGCAGTTGGCTGCGCGAGAGCGTCGGCGTCGATCCTGCGGAGGCCTACCGCGGCACATACAGCACGGCCGAAGGCGCTCACGGTATTCTGGCGAGGGCCGGCGGCTTGGTCGCCTTCGCCGCGGCCGCACTGGAGCCGATGGGCTTTGTAAGTACCGAAGAGCCTCGCGACGGCGACGTTGGCGTCGTGCTCGCCCCCGCTGGCATGGCTGGGGTCAAGGAAGTCTGCGCTATCCGCTTCGGCCCGCTCTGGGCTCTGCTGGCACCGTCCGGCGTCATCGCCAAGAAACTTGATCACGTTGGAGCCTGGCGCGCGCCGGATGGAGATCTGAACGTATGAGTTTCCATCACCGCATGATGCTGCAGCGCTATGGGCTGGGCTGCACGACGTCGCTTTACAGCGAAGTTCTGTTCGATCCGATCTTCACGCCGATCTTCACCGCCGTTCTGGGAACGGGTGCGTTCAACATTGGCGTTGCGTCCATCTCCTACGCGTCGATCGCGTCGGCGATTGCCACGACGGCCATCTCGATCGGTCTGCAGGCGCTTCTGGCGCAAGCACCGAAGCCACCGAAGCCGGAGGACGGTAGGGCACCGCTCAATCAAGCGATCCCCTTCCGCGTCTATGCCGTCGGCCGCACTCGCGTTGCCGGTGCCCGCATGATGTGGGAGGCCAAAGGCTCCAACCTCTATTCGGTGCAGGCCATCGCCGGTCATCGGATAAAGTCGTTCAACCGGTTCTACCTGAACGACGATGAGGTGACAGTCGTCGACAATGTCGTCACGCCGCTCACGACAGGCGGCCGGTACGGCGCGGGCTCCGCGAATGTGCGCCTTTACACGCGCCTCGGCGCCAATCCGGAAACGCCCTACGCCGAGCTCGTCTCCGCACTGGGCGCGGACGGCATCTGGACCAACAATCATCGAGGCGACGGCCAAGCGTCGCTCGCGATGCGGGCTCACAATGCCGATGCGCAGGACCAGCAGACGGCGTTTCCCTACGGGGCGCCGTCGCCTTCGGTGGAGATCGATGGCGCCTATTGCTGGATTTCCGAGATCCGGCGCAGAGCCCGACCGACCCGAGCACTTGGACGTGGACACGCAATTCTGCTGTCATCTTGGCTTGGCATCTCTGCTTCAACGAGTTCGGATTCGGCCTCGATTATCAGAAGGCTCTCCTTCCGGTCATCGACCTCTGGAAAGAGGAAGCCGACATCTGCGACGAGGATGTCCCTCTCGCCGGCGGCGGCACGGAAAAGCGCTACCAGTGCAACGGCTGGGATACGACCGAGAACGGCCCGAAGTCCGGACTGAACGCCATCCTGGCAACATGCGACGGTCACCTTGTTGCTCGCGGCGACGGCGCCCGCATCCTAACCGTTGGCAAATTCCGCGAAAGTAGGACGGCCACGCTGACCGATGCGGATATCGTCGGCCACAACGTCCAGTACGGTGTTCTCTTCGAGGACGAGTGCAACCGCCTCGTTCCGAAATTCACGTATCCGGCGACGAATTACACCAGCTGTGACACCGACTTCTTTGAGGACACCGACGCTCAGATCGCAGCCGGCCGCGTCCTCACGATGGAGGGAAGCTACGAGTGGTGCCACCAGTGGCGGCAAGCTCGCCGCCTCGGTAAGCGTGATTGGCTGCGCCAGCGCCAGGAGGTCAAGGGCAGCCTTGATGTTCGACTTTCCGGGATCAATGCGGTCTATGCGCGGTGGGTTCGTCTGGAGACGCCCAAGAGGCTGCCCAAGCTGGACGGGAAGCTGGTCGAGAACCGCCGCTCCATCGTGGCCCTCACGAAGGGCGGCTTCACCATGGACTTCATCGAGCATCCCGAGTGGATCGACGAGTGGAACCCGGCAACGGAGGAGGGCCAGCAGCCGCCGGTACCGCCCGCGGTGAATGCCTCGGAAATCCCGACGCCGGTCATCAATCTGATCCAAGCCAAGGCAAACGGGGGCAGTGTCTATATCCGTGTCGTGATTATCGATCCGGAAGATGGCAGCTTGACGCCGGTCGTTCGCTACAGGGTAGCCGATGCTGATGGGCTCTGCACGCCCGGTGCATGGGTGGAGCAACCTAACCCGAGCGCCGAACCATCGGGTGGGTATATCGACCTTTCGACAGGGAATGTACCGGTCGACAAGGTACTTGATATCCAGGCTGCGTTTATTGCGTCAAACAGGCGGTACTCAAACTGGTCCGTGACGGAAACGGTCACTTCGACATCCGATCCGACACCTCCGGCTTTGCTCACATCATTCACCCTTACCGGATCTGCGCCGCGGCTCGGCAATGCGGCGTTCTCTTTCTCGACCGGCAACGACTCTCACGTCCGATCCGTCGAGATATATCGGGTGCCTTCCGGCTCTGCGTTCGATCCAGATACTGCAACCCTGGCCGGCACGCGCGCAGTAGGGCCGTCGGCAAGCTATTCGTTCACGGACGGCGACGATACGAGGGCCAACCTTTTCGCCAACAGCGGCTTTGACGCGGATTCGGTGTGGTCCAAGGGGGCCGGTTGGACGATTGCCAGCGGCAAGGCAATGCACGCCGCAGGAAGCGCCAACTCGCTTCTTCAAACGGTGACGCTGACCCCAGCGGGGACGGTTTTCCGATATCAGTTCGACGTCCTCGACCTGACGGCAGGGAGCGTCTTCACCAGGTTTAATGGCGGAACGGTCGTCAACGGTGTCGCGCGGACCGCGAACGGCACGTATCGCGGATCGATGACATCGCTGTCGGGTAACGTCTCTGCCGGTTTCAATGAAAGCTCGACGTTCGCGGGTTCGGTGGACAATGTCATCCTCTACCCAGAAACCCCGAGCTGCGCACCACAAGGTGTCTGGGACTACTATGCGGTCCCGCTCAACGGCTCGGACGTCGAAGGCCCTTATTCGGGCCCCGTCACTGTGACGATCGTCTGATCAAACCAAAAATCTAAATCCTTATCCACCTCGGCCGCGCGCCGGGTCGATCCTTCATGGAGTGCTTCATGGCAGATGAAATCAGGGATGCTTTCGCAGTTGCTTGGCCGGACGGACCGGCGTCAGATCCAGTCGAGCCTGACAAGAGCACGATCCGCTCTATCGGGCCAGTCATCGATAAGAAGATCGCCAATACGGCGGCCGACCTGCAGATGCAGATAAACGAGGTTGAGCTGATCGCCGAGGCCGCCTCGGCAGGCCTGGTGCAAAAGGGAACATGGACAGCGCTGGCGGCAATCGTCGGAACGACGAACGGCCAGGCGGGGCGGGTTGCGGGACCAGATGCCGGCACGCATACCGATCCGGTCGTCGGCGGCACGGTCGCGAACGAGGGAGAATATGCATGGAGCACGTCGCCGGCTGGGTGGCAGCGCGTTGGTGACCTTCTCGTCTCCAAGGTCGCGCAGGTGGCGGCGAGCTTCCATGACAATCTCGGTTTCGTCGGCATGCAGCTTCAAACGGACGGTTCGCTGCGGCAGAACCCGCCAGAGAGAAGCTTTGAGATCGGCGATACGCGCAGCTCCGCTGAGCTGCTGGCCGTTCAGGATGAGTTCGGCTTCAAGGCCCTGTCCTTGACGGCAACAGAGTTTCGCGCGCCTGGCGTTTCTGGCGGCGAGGATGAGGGCTTCAATTCCGGGTTCGACGCTTCACCGCTGATCGGTGGCCACCTCGTCGCCTTCGATGGCGCGGAGACGCATCTCTATACGCGCAACATTCTGCCGGCTCGCAGTGACATTTCCCGCGTGCGGGCATCGCTTTACAGCGAGGCGGCTACGGACGGATCGCGTCCGACATACAGCAGGCTCGGTGATGACGAGCTCGTGGTCGACCTCACGAAATGCGGTGGCACCGTCTACCTCCAGACGCGGCTCGACGAGGTGAACCCGGACATACGGCATCAGGCGACAATGTCCGTCGTGACACCTCCCGTTGCACCGGGATCCCTTAACACTGCGAGGGTGTTGATGATCGGCGACAGCATAACCAACCGGCAGATGGCGGCACGCATGAACGCCGCAGCCGCCGCCAAGGGCTACACGCTCACCTTCGTCGGCACTCTGAACGGGGCAGGGATCGGACAAATTTCATCGGATGTGACGGGACCGCTCGGCGAAGGCCGCGAGGGCTGGGAGTTTGGTGACTTCACCTATGCCGTGACGGACCGTGTTTCCATCGTCACGCCCGGTGATGAGGCAACCTATCTCGCGTCCGACAAAGCGACGAAGCAGACGAAAAACCCGTTCCTCCGTGTAGCGGCCGGCGGCGACGATCCGTCGGTCGTGCGCAACGGGAATGTGTTCGATTTCGACTTCTACCTCGATCGGTTTACGCTCGCCGATCCCCACGTCGTATTCATCGGCCTTGGCACCAACGACATCCGCGACCTCAATTCACCGGATCTCGGGCCGGCGATCACCGATGGGCTCACCATCATGTGCGGGCAGATTCAAGCGGCGCGGCCCGGAACGAAGATCGTCATCTGGTTCCCCCCGGTTTCACGCTCAAGTGACCGCGATACAGTGTGGAGCGAATACGTCGAGGTGCTGTCGCGTCAAATCAAATTCGTCCGCGAGCAGGCAGACGTAGACATCCGACTGTTGCCGACATGGGCGATGGCTTCTCAGGAAGTGGGATTTGCGCTCGACACTGGCTCGACCTCTGATGTCGGCATTCNAAGCCTCTCCGACACGGTGCACCTGTCGTCCTTCAATATTGCGCGCGTCTCCGAAGTGCTCGCGGCGGCTGCCGCGGCCGTGGCGCAAGGCGCTCTCTAATCTCTCATTCCCCCAAGGAGATAATTACATGGGTACCAATATTCTCGTACCCGGCGCCGATTTCTCGGCGTCGGCAGTTGGCTTCAACGCGGCCGTCGAAAGCGGCCTGAAAGGGCTGTGGTTCTTCAATCGCGGCGTCCGCGCCTCGGCCAGAAACCTGGCGCTCGGCGGAGTTGACGCCGAGGTTTTCGGCACGCCATCGGACCAAGGTGCGTTTTTGCGTTTCAAGGGCGGGCAAAGCTTCTTCCAAACCAAAATCGAGGACACTGAAGCGCTCACGCACATTGTTGCGCTCAAATCAACGGATACGATGGCAGACCAAGCGCATTCGCCGATGTTTGTCAGCAATTTCGGATCAGGCTCAAGAGCAGGTTATGTTGCAAGTAGTCTTTCCGGGGCGAGCATCTACAGCAATTCAAGCCCCTCGCTCGCGACGATGAGCGGCTCCCGCTACACTGACGGGACAAACACAGCCGTAACATCCTCTGGCACGAGTATAGCGACGACTCTTACCGGCTGGAGTCTCGTCGCCTCCCGCGTTCGCACAGATCGGGCGCAACGGGACAACCTTACAACAGCCACGACGGCGGCGGCTACATTCGCTGCTCAGGCGCGTGTCCTCGCCGCCGGCGATTTCCGCATCGGCAGTTCCTACAGCCTCTCCTGGCAAGGGGAAGCGGATATCGCGGCCGTGTCCATGTACGATCGGTATATTGACGACGCCGAGCTTTCTACGATGACAACCCAGATCCGCAACGTGCTGGCGCATCTGGGCATTACCGTGTGAATCTACGCGGCGAACCTAAGCTGGCGGGCGGTTCCCGTACAAGTCATCAATTTTTTTCACGATTTCCCGCACTTCGTCTTGAGCATCACCGCCGTCCTCCTGAGCTTCATCGAAGAACGTGTGTTGATGGTTCAACGCGCTTACGAGTTCAACGATCAGCTCACCGAGTGACGGCCGGCTTTCGGTAGGGTTTTCGGACATAATCAATCCCTGTGGAACTTGAAGTGGCGGGCGCGAATGCCCGCTTATCGCTTTACGAGTTCGCTGAAGAAAAACTCGATGTTCTGGCGGATGTCCCTGTTACCAACGAAGACATCTCGATGGAGAAACACGACGTTGTATTGACCTTTATATTCAAAGTCACGGGCAATCGGAACCAGCCCGGCGTCCATCATCGCGCCGATAACCTCGCCGGCCTTCCACTGTCCTTCCCATATTTCGTGGTCTTCGACCTCAACAATGGCGACCTGAGCTTTCCGAAGCGTTTCTTTCGCTCCGGTCAGCACTTGTTTGCTTGCTCCTTCAACATCAACCCACATGGCGCAGCTTCCGCAGTCGACAAAAAGGTCATCAAGTCGACGCGACGGGACGGCTATGGTCTTGTACTCAGTAGAATCGTCAGTGCGGGCAAGAATGCTGTTCGCACCCGAGTGCTCCCACACGGCGTTGCCCGCAACAGATGTCCTGATGTTGAAGTCGATGGTTCCTTCACGGTCGCTCAGCGCGAAATGAAGATATTCCACTCGGTTTTCGGCGTGGGGCTCCGTCTTTGAATAGATCGCGTAGTTGTCTGGGCTCGCTTCAAAGGCAACAATTCGCGCCTCCGGCAGTACCTTTCGCGCACGTATTGAGGTGTCTGCCTTCTTTGCTCCAGCCTCGATAAATACGCTCGGCTGCAAGATTTTGACCGTCCCGAAGAACAATTCAACGAGAGCTTTATTGGATGCCTTTCGCTGATTCGATGTACCCCACAGCTTGAAGATACTGGCAGTAGTCAGCATTTGCACTTCATGCATCGCGATCAAATCAGTTCGCGTTGCGAGACCAAGTTTTGTCGCGGCCAACTCGCCAAGTCTTTTCAGCATTCTCTTCCTCCCAAATCGGAGGGCATCTAGGCTAAAAACTCAGCGGCGGGCAACTGTAAATTCAAGTCCAACAACGTCGATCGACGGCTCATGCATGTGAGTAACTAAAATTCACCCATGTCGACGATGGCATCGACAATCGATCCGTGCTTGAACTCTATCATCTCGCGGCCTTCTAGTTGCCCCGGCTTGCGTGGGTCAATGAGGAGCAATCGGTACTCTTCTTCATGTTGGTACGCCGGTGATTTTATAAAGGCCGTGCTCAGCCAGATGGCGATGGGGTCGCGATGCTTATCTAGCCGAAACCTCTCTTCAATCTGCCAGTGTTTGTCTTTAGAGCCATATTCGATCGTCCTGCCAATGACGGCATATCCCCTTGTGGATGCGTTTCGCGTGATCAAGAATTCCAGTGCCCGTACGAGGGCCTGCAAGTCATAGCTGACGTAGGCGCCTAGTTTTGGGTTGCCTTTGGCCCGCAAGGTTCTCGCACGTTCAATGTCAAACTTGCCAACCGAAGAACACGAGCAGAAGTCGTTGACGCTAAACTCAACGACCACTGGGTGCTCGGCGCCGATAACCCCTATGTTCTTGAGGCCCCCACCCGCTCCCGTCTGGAAATCGTGAAAGAAACCGCTCCGCGTTCGGTATGTGCTTAGTTGAACACCCTCTTGATAATCGCTGAACCGGCCAACATTTAGGGCTTTATCTTTGGGAGCGTAGCCCTTTATTGTCCCGAAACGGAAGTATCCGTTTCTTGCGCTTTCCAGCCACCTCGAATCTATGTGCCTGGTTATCGTCGTAACTTCCGACTTTCCGATACTCGCTAATTGCTCCGGCGAAAGCGGAGGGCACTCTAAAGGGTGTTCAAGCAGCACTCCCACGGTTCCGGGGACATAGAGTCTAGGGAATTGCAATGGTAAGCCGCGTAACGAGCTGGAGTTTGACAAATACTGCGAGAGAGATCGTTTCATCTGGACTTCATTCGGTTGTCTCCGGGCGTGCATTAAACTCTCAAGATAAGAAACGATTCGCGCAATAGCTGAGCGCATTCGCGCGGCTGAGACTCCCTCCAACTTCCAAATAAAAGGTGACACATTGCTCGGGAAACTCTTCCCGTCGCCATCGAAACGTTGGGGGATGTGGCATCAACCGTGCTGCCGCGTTACTATCTTGCGGGTTCGATTTCAAATGATGCCGGGGAAGCCTGCTTCGGCCTGATCGTCGGGCTCGGCCAATGTCGGTGTGGGCTCGATGGGCCTTGCCGCCAAAGCTTTGAGGTCCTCGGCGAGGCCGGCAAGTTGCGCCGCAAAGTCCAGAAGGTTCGAATCCGCGCACCGTACCGCGATCTCTGAGAGGTCAGAAGCCGGCTCTATTCGGTCGGCGCTTTTCGTTTCGCTATCGTCCATGTCCGAGTCCCATTTCCATTGATGTGGATCAATGGTGAGGCCCGTCAAGGCTGCGGCCGGTGACGAGCCTCCCGGCCGCCTGCGAGGGGCAAGAGCGACCAATGTCAGTTTAAGCCGGACCACCGCCGGCCGCCATTAACCAGTGCGGCTTAGCCCGCCGAGCATTCCCCACCAAAATCAGGAGAAACGAATGAGCGCCATCACCGCTCAGGACGTTCGCGCTGCCGCAAAGGGCAAAGTGAACGAGAGCAACCTCGCGTCCGTGCTCGTGGCGCTGGACAGGTACGGGGAGCGTTTCGGCATGGATCGACCGCACCGGCTTGCGCAGTATTTCGCCCAGCTCATGCATGAGAGCGGAGACTTCCGCTACGATCG